ATCTTCTAATTGAAGTTTTTGTATCTCTAATTGTTGAGCCGCTTGATTTGCTGCTTGTTGAGTTTCATTTGCTTGTTGAGAAGCTTCTGATTGTCTTTGATGCATTTGCTCTTCACTATCTTCAAGTCTTCTTCTCATATCAGACAATGAAGGACTAAAGTATATATCCATTATAGTTGATAGTGATCCTCCATTTTGAATAAACGCTTGCGCATTAGATTTAATCATTTGTTCTAATTCAGCTGTCTTAGAGCTAGATGTAATCACTAATCCATAATCACATTCAGAAAAAGTTTCACCTTCTATATTTAATATTTCTATTGATTGGTCATCTAATATATTTTGTACTTTAAGATTTTTACCTTTTAAAGCAACTTTAGCTGTTTCTAAAAAACATTCTAAAACCCTTATTTTACATTGTTCATGTTGCATGAACCAATACTCCGTAATATGAGATGATTGATTAACAGATCTTTCTACTCCACCAACAGTTTCTCTATTCTCTATTTGACCTTGACGTTGAGCAGATACTCCGGCAATCTCGCCCATTTCCATTTTAATGAATTCAAGCAATTGAATATGTTGTTGAATATAAGAACCAGTCTCCATATCCATAACACGTCCACCTTGAGTATTCATTGAGCCGGCTAACTTACCAGTAGAAGCACCTTGATTACCTTCTTTGAATGAATCTATTACAGCTATCTTATTAACAACAGCAAAGTGCATCCATTTTTCAACTTCCCAGTTTTCAGGTATCTTAGCTATATCTAATTCAAATATTTTGCCATAATTAGTTGCGATAGCTTTATTTAATCTATCCCAAATAACATCATACATGTATTGATAGTTTTTACATCTATCAACTAATGATACAGCTTTAGATTGGTTAGTATTGTATATTTGTCCTATAATACCTGCGTGACAATAAGATGGATTATATATTTTATTATATTGAATTTTGCGAGGTCTAATATTTAAATAGATGTCTTTACCTATTTTAACACCTTCCCAAAATTCATTAACCCACATTGTTTTAATTTCTTCGCCTCTATCTTTATCAGCTATATATTCTTCTGAAGCAATTTTATACTGCTCTTCACCCATTTCGTCATAATACTTAACTTGTTTTATCATCTTGATAGATTTCCAAAACAATTTAAATACTCTAATATTACCAGTATCATCTGTATAATTAGAACCAAAGAAGTGACCATTTAGCTCAGCTAAATTGAAAATAGTATCATACATTCCCTCAACGCCTGTATTTAATGCATCTCTAAGTAATACGTGATTATTTTGATCATCTGAATAAGAGCCTTTAGAAGATGTTGTACTATATTCCATAATATAGTCTATATCTTCAGGCTTTAATTCGTCGTGATATACATCTATAATTTTATTAGGAGACCAGTGATCTTGTATAATTATAATAGATGAATCCTCTATTTTATCTGAATTACCAGATTTGACAGAGTGAACTTTTAATGAGTTTAATTTAAACATCACCGGTTCATCATTTACTATATCGCACTGATATATTTCTTCTCCAAATATTAAAGCATCTTTAAATCCTTCAGAGAATGTTTTATCAAATCTTTGTTCTTGAGTGTAATGTTTTAATATTTGATTAGCCATCTTCTCGCGAAGATCTTGCCAATTGTATTTCATATACTTTTCAAGATCCTTGAGTTTTTGTTCTAATTCTTTATCTTGATATCCAGCACTATACATTTCAGAAAGTTTTTCAAATAAAAATTTCTTTTTATCTTCTTCTTTCATTGTTATAGCATCTGGATTTGTAACGATGCACGACCAGTCAAATCTACGTTTTATTTCTTCCCCAACTAATAGATCTATTTTAGGAACCATTATTGGATGGTGAGGTAGATTATCTGGAACGAAACTAGCATCTATCTGGTTTGGATTGACAACATTCGTTAAATCTCTAATATCAACAACTCCATTGTATAAGTTTAGATTTATTATTTTATTTTGAAGACTTTTTCTAACCCTTTCGTTATTATAAAAAGAATGTCTATCACCATAATCAACATTGTCCTGGCGCCACTGCTTATTTTTTTTTGCATAAGCAAGTCTTTGTCTTGGTAATACTAGATTATTAATTCTTGGACCTTCCATATTTTTTATATTAAATTATATTTATATTGCTAACTAGCAAATATACAAATTATAAACTTACAATCATTATAATAATTAAATTATTTTGATTTTTTTTATATTAAGTAATAGCATTTTGTTGCCAATTATTGTTTTGTATTGGTTTATAGTTTTTATTAAAAAAGTTATCAGACGATGCATTGGTTATCTTTTTATCTTGATTACCTTTAGCTGTAGCTGTTCTTTTAATTCTATCTTCCCTAAGTATAAACAACATACCTGCAGCAGATACCCTATCAAAGTTTCCATCACTATTCCAAGCAATACACTCCTCTACATATGGTATGCTTCTTAACCTATGCATATTAAGTCTTTCGTCTTCATCATCTCCGTGAGCTTTAGTTTTCATCCACTCAGCCTGAAGCATCCTTCCCCAACTATTTATTTTAGCATTGGCATGAGTTCCTTTTGCTTTATTGCCATATAGATTAGTTGCTTTAACCATATCCATATCTTTTAATACTTGTGGAACGTCTGCTAAATAATGTAGACAATTTTTACTATCAAAATAACTAAACAATCCTTTTAAATTTGATTCATAATTAGCTTCTGCATTATAAAATCTTAAACACCTTAATGCTATTTCATATGCTTCATTTGCTAATCTAGGTCGTCCTGAATATTCAGCTACTATTCTATCAGTAAATAAATCCATTATATGGATACTAAATAAAGATCCGCCTGTATCTGAGTCAATGGGGTCAATACCTGCAATATACCTTCCTCTTTGAATATCTCCTTGAGCATTTTTACGAGGCATTTCAAATATTTCTAAACATCCAGTTCTATTATTATCAGATGAATCATAAGCTCTAAGTGGACTTAAGTCTGAATTAGGTTTCCATTCAACCTCTCCAATATTATTTAAAACCAATTCACCTACATAATGTTCAGCTAAAAACGATTCTTGTTTTGGAGCTATGTTTTCAAGATATTCTTTTAAGTCAGCTACAGGAAACATAGTTCCTTCGGTTCTCATTACAGCTTCTTGCGGAGTAATTGGCTCTTCAGCTTTTTTCTGAGTAATAGCTGTAGATTCTGATGAACTATATTTTACATCAAACCTATCCATTAATATCTCTACTAAAGCCTTTATAACATCAGGTTCTCCGTTTACGTCATCATAACATCCATTACGATTTAAATAAGCTCCCCAAAAGAAAGAGCATAAGCTTTCTCCATTTGTATTTTTGTCAAATACATTTTTTATTGCATATATATTATAAGCTCCTGGTTTATAGAATAATTTTTCAGAACCAGCAAACGACGCACCCATTGTACCACCTGTTCCACCAGCAAGCATAAATCCAAAAGCTACATCACCATCCTCAACAGCTTTCCTATTTACATTCCAAGCTTTCTCAAGGTTGTTAAAAAGACCATCTTCTTCGTAATGAATTAAAGGACCCCTAATACCCCTTGCTTTATCTGGATTATCTTTTAACGATATACCAAATATAGATGCTAAGTTACCTTTACGCGAACCATATTCATCTAAGTATCCAAGCTGTAATTCCATAGCTTTTTTACCATCGACAATCCTATTTTTAGCTAAAGGAGTGTGTTCTCCAATCCAGTCTAACGTATCGAGAATCTTACCCCAGATTCCTTTATCACCAGATAGAAATGTTTTATCTGACGCCAGATGAAAGTTAGGATTACCTGAGCCTGGATAAACATACATATTACGAGGAGACTCAGAAGCATTTTTAAAACTAAAACCAATTCCCCTAGTTTTGAGGACTTTACCGTGTTGACCATTATCTTTTGCTTGTTGTGTATAGTGAAAATATAGATAATCACCAAGCCAAGCTTTTGCAAATTTCTTTACACGCTCTCCTTTAGTCTTCTTATTTTCTGATTTTAAACCTACTGACTCTACTAGCCATATAGGGCTATAGTTCCAATAAAAATACAATGTTCCAGGAATCCATTCTCCGTCGGATTCCCTGACAACACCGTGTTTCCATTTGTATAATTCATCTTTCCAAAACTGAGCATACTCTGATTTTGGATTTGAATTTCTTGGTATATTAGTATACCTTCCATTTTTTTCAAAAAATATAGCTGGTTGTCTGAAGTAATCCATATCCTCTAATATGTGAGGATTGGTTAAATCAACACTAACTCTGCCATCTTTATAGAATTCATCTTCTCTTGACTTATCTTTACAGAACCCTCTTTCCTCTTCAGAAGTTATAAGATTTTGTATAAACTTGACGCTTGAAATGTATTCTAACAGCTGGTCATATACTTCTTTTGGAATTTCTTTATTATCAAGCATTTTCCTATAATACGATATAGGTGTTTGATAATCATTAAGTCTATTTAAGTCCATTGGCGTTCGTTCAACACAACAGTATCTGTTGATAGTATTGTTTTAGCTACAGATACCGCATTCTCTAATGCACATCTAGTTACTTTAAGTGGATCTATTATGTTTTGTTCAAACATATTTTCTGAAAGATTAAATTTAAGTGATATTGGAGAATTGTTTTTATTTTCTAAAATCTTACAGGCCGGAGAAGTTAAGCATCTATATAAAGCTTTATTTAAATCTATGTCAGAAGATTTTTTGTTTATTTTATTTTCATTATTTAACCATTCTGATTCAATTTTAAACAAAGCTATTCCTCCTCCTTCAACAATACCTTCTTCCAACGCGCAAGCTGTTGCAAGAACAGCATCGTCGTATCTATCTTTTCGCTCCTTCATTTCTATTTCAGAAATTCCTCCAACTTTAATTATAGATATTTTACCAGTAAGATTTATAACTCTTTGTTCAATTAACTCTCTATCTTGTTTTGTTAATTCTTTAAGTCCTGACAAGGCTTTTAAATCATCTATATACTCTCTGATATCTACATCAGGATGTTTAACTAATATGCTATTGTTTTTAGTTACTTTTAAAGACTTTAATTTACCAAATGATTGTAAGTTATATTGCTTAGTAAAACTGTTTATTAAATCAGCTCCTGTGAAGTCAGATATATCTCTTAATAAATCTTTTCTATATTGAGAAAATCCTGGAGATTTTATGACACATAGTTTTAACAATCCACTTAATACATTAGATTCTAATAGTCTAAGAAGATTTTCAGAAATACCCTCTGTAATAATTAATAAAGATTCATTATTTTCAGCTATTTGTTTTATAGGGGTTTCAAACGATTTAAGATTTTCTAACTTACCATCTATTAATAAAACATAAGGTTCGTTAAAATTGCATTCAGCCTTTTTATTTGTATTTATAAAGTGTTTTGAAAAGTAAGATACTGGTAATGACATGCCATCTATTAATTCTAATGAATCTTCATTGTCATTACTTTCTTCAACTTTAATTATACTTGCGTGATTATAAGCTTGTTGTATAATTTCTCCAATATGTATATCGTTATTAGCTGATATGCTAGCAAGGTATTTAATGTCTTTATACTCTAATTTTCTTGAACCTAGTTTTAGTTGCTTAATTACTATAGGTATAATTTCATCAAAAGCTTTGTTTATTTCATTTGAATCAAAATCTTTAAGGTTTTGTATAAAAGCATTAGCTAATACTATAGCTGTTGTAGTTCCATCTCCAGCTAAATCAACTTGTAATTCAGCAACTTCTTTTACTATTTTAGCACCAATATTCTCTATAGCGTTTTTAAAGTAAATCTCTCTAGCAACTTTTACTCCATCTTTAGTTATTTCTGGATCTCCATATTGATTAGATATGATTACTGTTTTTCCGTTAGGACCCATTGTAGAAGCTACTGCTTGTGATAGTTTTTCAACACCACTAAATAATAAACTTCTAGCATCTTCTTTAAAATATATTTCTTTATTCATAACTTAATCCATCTTCAAAGGCGTTCAAAGTACGGCTACCTTTATTTCTTCCGTCCATTTCTTTTTGTTCACTTAAAACCTCTTTATATGCAGCTTTAAGATTACGCATAATATCTGGTATTCCTTTATTAGCGGCTACAATCATTGGAAGAGTTGTTACTGTTCC